CTCGCGGCCTTTTCTATTAAGGCGCTTGATTACGAACAAGAAGGGAAAGAAGTTAAGGTAGCTGTCGTGATGTACAGAGACGGTGAAGTGTTTGAGATAGCCGCTAACGAACAGTACCCAGACGGTGTGTACATGCTTCTAAACATGGCAGCACACGCAATAATAAACGAGACGTTAGGAATAACAGGAGTAATAGATTAGATGGATGCGTACCAACAGTACATACACAAGTCGAGATACGCACGGTACTTGCCAGAAGAGCAACGCCGGGAGTCGTGGGAAGAAACAGTAAAGCGTTACGTAGATTACTGGGGGGAGAAGCTGCCTGAAAAAGAACACAAGGAAGTGTTCAAGGCTATACACGACCTAGATGTTATGCCGTCCATGCGAGCGTTGATGACTGCTGGCGAGGCTCTAGACCGTGACAACGTAGCAGGGTTCAACTGTAGTTACTTACCTATCGACCACCCCAAAGCGTTCGACGAATTGATGTACGTCTTGTTGTGTGGTACAGGTGTAGGCTTTAGCGTTGAACGGCAGTACGTACAGAAACTACCGGAGGTGGCAGAGACATTCCATGAAACCGACACAGTTATTAATGTGGCAGATTCGAAGATCGGATGGGCGAAATCGTTTAGGGAACTGGTATCACTGTTGTATTCGGGTCAGGTTCCCCAGTGGGACACTAGCAGAGTACGACCTGCAGGTTCCGCGCTACGAGTTTTTGGAGGTAGAGCATCGGGTCCAGAACCTCTGCTCGAACTGTTTCGATTCACAGTTGAACTCTTTCAGGGAGCGGCTGGAAGAAAACTTAGCTCAGTCGAGTGCCACGATCTTTGCTGCAAGATTGCTCAAATCGTCGTCGTGGGAGGAGTCCGAAGATCAGCCCTCATCAGTCTCAGCAACCTCACAGACGACAGACTCCGACGGTGCAAGCACGGACAGTGGTGGGTTGACAACCCCCAACGAGGACTAGCAAACAACTCTGCGTGTTACACAGAGAAGCCAGACTTTGAGGCGTTTTTAAACGAATGGACAAGTTTGTATGAATCACGATCTGGAGAGCGAGGTGTCTTTTCTAGAGTGGCTAGTCAAAAACAGGCTGCAAAAAACGAGCGACGAGATGCTACCTTTGATTTTGGAACTAATCCATGTAGCGAAATCATCCTCCGGCCTTACCAGTTCTGCAATCTATCGGAGGTTGTTGTCCGGCAAACCGATACTTTCGCAGACCTCAAACGAAAAGTACGCATTGCGACTATCCTTGGAACTCTACAGGCTACCCTCACTGACTTCAGATACCTACGAAACATCTGGCGAGTAAACACAGAAGACGAAGCACTGCTAGGTGTAAGTCTTACTGGTATCATGGACCACCCGATGTTATCAGGACGAGGAGACAAGAATGAACTCAAGAAGTGGCTCAGAGCCATGCGGCAAGAAGCAGTCAAAACGAACAAGGAGTGGGCTGGCCGATTGGGTATCAATATATCTACCGCTATCACTGCGGTTAAGCCTTCAGGCACTGTTAGTCAGTTGGTCGATTCTGCTTCTGGTATCCATCCTCGTTATTCTGCTCAATACATTCGACGTGTACGTGCAGACGCTCGCGACCCGCTTTGCACCGTCCTAGAGGCCGCTGGTGTCCCTGTAGAGGACGATGTGATGTCACCCAGTACACGGGTATTCAGCTTCCCTATCGCGTCTCCTGACGGCGCTGTGACAGCCTCAGAGATGGGTGCTATGGAGCAGCTAGAACTGTGGGAGATATATCAGGACGAGTGGTGTGAGCATAAGCCGTCTATGACTTGCTACTACCGGGACGACGAGTTCTTGGAGGTAGGACAGTGGTTGTACAACAAGTTCGACAAGGTGTCAGGGATTAGCTTCCTGCCGTACTCAGACCACACGTACCAGCAGGCACCGTACGAGCCTGTGGACAAGAAGACGTACAACCAGTTGGTGAAGGATTTCCCGAAGGAAATATCGTGGGATATAGAAGAGGCCAGCGATATGACCGAAGGGTCACAGCAACTGGCCTGCACAGGGAACAACTGTGAGTTATGACATAAACAGTATGGAGTAACCCTCGTGTTTGCCTACGTCCTCTGGCTTGTCTTTCGGGTCATGGGACGTAGGTATTCCTTCGGCCTGCATCTTCTTGATGCGGTCCTTGGAACGCTGACACATAGAGTGGTAGTCAATAGATGTGTAACTTACTGTGTGGTCTTTGTCGTTCATTGGTTAGTCCTTAGTCAATGTAATCTTCAAACAAACGTTCACCAGTAGTCATCCTACTGATCCTATCAATGTTTGCTAAACCCGGAGCGTACGTTCTTATTGCTCTTAGCGCAGGCAAAGCCGCATCCTCTTCTCCTGTTGCTAGTCTTTCAGCGGAAGAAATTAAACCACTTCCAAGCGTAGCTGCTGCTTCCATAGGAGCAGGAACCAAACTTACTGGTTTACCGCCGTATTGCTCTGATCTAATATTTACAAAACCACTAGACAAGTTAGAGGCTAATTGATTCATTGTTGCGCTAGTAATTCCTTCAGGCGTTAAAACGTCTTCTACATCTTTGTTCTTTGATAAATCCAAAGTTTTTCTAGCGTCATCCCATACGCCAGCTACGACACCAAACAGACCTACGTACTTTGCAGAACTGACCATAGCGTCTTTAGCAGCTTGCGACCCCGCCGCCGTGTTTAGTCCTAACCGTTGTGCTTTTAACAAGTTCAAACCAATGTCTTCACGTATGCTATTCATTTGACGATTCATGTACGTCAACATACTGTAAAACATACGACCATTAGGATTATCATGGAACGCTTTTGGCAAGGAGCTAGCACTAACAGGTTGCCACTTGTTCAGCGAAGCGCCAGCAAAGTTAATTAGCCACTCGCTGTTTAAATCGCCTTTCTTCAAAGCGTTAACAGTTGCTTGAAACTCACTATCAGTAAGTCCTCTCATGCCTTCGTGCTTTCGTAGCTTTTCTAAGTCTTTAGCTTTTCCACTTTTTGCTAAATTCATGCCACGTTTAATCGCACTGTTAGTAAGTATCTCTTGGCCCATACGGTTAACAGTAGACACGCCGCTAATTTTGTACAACGCTTGTCCTGTTACGTCAACCGCTTGAGCAAACCGAGGCAGCCGAATAAAGTTAAACTTATCGGTTGCGTCAGATACAGCACGTTTCCCAGTGTTAGCTAACTCGCCCATAAAGTTTTGATCTAAGCCTAGCTTTTCGTTACCTAACCACCTATTAGTATCCATGTTAACTTTCGGAATAACTTTACCAAGAATAGGGGTTGTGCCTAATTCATCTAAGGCAACTTTAATAGTTCTTAGAGCAGCAGGGCCAACAGTTTGCGACCATGCCTTTATACCGTTTTGATAGATAGGGGCAGTAACTCCTTCAATAAGGTTTAACGCGGCGTTTAAAGGATTAGCCAACAGCGCAGAAGAAGTTAAGCGCCTAGCGATAGCACCAGCAGCGTCGCCACCCTTTTTAGAAGCAATAATTTGAGAACGTAAACCGTTACCTAAATTACTAGACACAGCTTTAGCTTTTTCCATTGCGTCAGTTTTAGAAAAACCTTTTGCTAAGTACTGCTGACGAGCTTCTTTTCTTGCTTTTAGCTCAATCATTTTAATAATGTAATTAACACGTCCTTGCGTCTTCTGAGCATCAGGTAGCTTTAGTGCTTTACCTCCTTGTTCCAGTACCAACTCACCCGTCTTTTCATCTATCAATCCAAAACGCCGCGCTAGTACACGGGCTGTCATAACATCTTCAGCCATCTCTTTAATTGCATCAATAGGATTGACGTAATCAGAAGGTGTCATAACTGCCGAGTCTTTACCTCCAATCACGCCTTTAGTTGGGAAGTAATCAGGAGAACCTTTAACAACGTCTAGTGCTTGTAGTGTTTTAATCTGTTCTTCAACTTGTTTAACAATAGCTTTTTCTTCGGGCGTTTTAGCAGCAGCATTAAACATATCCCAAGTAACTCTTTGGTTCTGGGATATACTCTTGTTCATACGTGTGCTGAGTAGTTTTAACTGCGGGCTATCTTCAAACAACTTGTAAGCATCAGCAAAAGTGTTTTCAAAAACATCGTCTAACGCTCGACGCTCGTGACGAATCATTGTTTCTGCATCTTCGGCCAACCGAGCAGCACGTTCGCCTACGTTTTTTACAATCCACTGGCGAGTTCCTAGTAATACGTTGCCAATTATACCGCTAGCTTTCTCAGGCTCCACGCTTTCTACAAGTCTACGCTCGTCATCAGGATCAACACGCCTTGTTGTACGTCTTTGTGTACTAGTGTCTACTTCAAAACCGGGCTTAGACTTTTCAGTAGCTTTAGTTACTTCAACAAAACCTTCGTCTCCTCCTATAAAAGAAGTAGGTTGTTCGATAACTTCACCGTCCCTAATTCTTACACGGGGTTTGTCAGGTACACCTTTCGTAAGATAAGCGCCTGCTGCGCCTCCAATACCGGCACCTAAACCACCGCCGAGCAAAGCTCCTGTTACCCTGCCTTCATCTTCTCCAGACAAAAACCCGTAAGCCGCACCTTCAACAGCACCTAAAGCAGCAGCCTTTTTAGCACGTTGAACAGCCGTTCCTGCTTGGGCTATCTTAGCCACGCCCATACCCGGAATAAACAAACCAGCCGTTATCCCTGCACCAGTAATAAACTTAGATGCTCCGGGATTTCTACGCTCAAAGTACCGCAGTTCTCGTCGTGAACCTTCTATGGCTTTAGACCAACTATCAGATTCACCAGAAGCAAGACGCGCAACAGCATCAAGTTCGTCTCCGATACCAGCAGCCGATTCTAAAAAATCAATAGCACCTGCTCGTAAAGAACTGTACTCTGCTTTTGGTTGTGTAAACCGACGACGCCGTACGCGCCTACGTCTACGTCGTTCTCTTTCTTCGCTCATTCTGATGTTCCTGCACGACGCGCCGCCACATTCTCAAGATACCTTTCGTATCTGTCTTCTACAGGTTTCAGGAAAGGTAAACCTTCTTCCTTACGGTAAAGTACTCTCGTTTCAGAAGGCTGTTCTTTTTCTTTAGGCGGTTCAATAAAACCTTCTTCTTCAAGCTCTTTTATAACTTCCGTAAGAGAAAGTTGACCTTGAAAGTCTCCGTAGTCTTGCATGATTTTTTCTTGATCTGTTTCAGAATACTGCAACAAACGATTGTTTTCTTCTTCTGTAATAGCTTGAGCAGGAGCTTGTGTTACGTCAACACCAGCAATTACTGCTTGTTGTCTTCGCTTATGCTCCTCAACTAAAGTATCTCGTGCCATTCGTCTGTACGCTTGCTGTTCTTCAGGGTCTAATTTATCGTAATCTTTTTGATCTTTCGCAGCAAACTGTTCTGCTAAATCTTTTTCGTCGTTTGTGTCAGGAACAAATGTGTCAATCCTAATTCTAGCCTCTTCAATTACTCTTTCGTCAGCTAGCTTTCTGTCTTCGGTAGCTTCCCAAGCGTTAAGAGTAGCTCTTTCATTTCTATTTGATATTAAACGATTTAGATTCTCTTCCATTGTAGACGCTGTTTTTTTAACTCCGGGGCCACCGATCCATTCTTTGTTTTCGGCATCCCAGTGTTTTTCAATGTACTCAACGTACTGTTGGTTCATTGCCTTTAACTCGTCGTCTTGTAAACCTTCTGGTAAATTTTCAATACGAGAAGTAAAGTCTTTGTTTAAAGGCTCTTGGTTTTTAAGGATGCTGTTGTCTCGGAAGTCTTGCATTTCTTGTTGAAAACGCAACTCTGAAGAAACAAAATCTTGCACTTGTTCAGCGTACAACGACGGGACAGTTTCTAGTACAGCATCTAAGTTTTCTTGTTTACCGCTTTTAATTGCGGCTACAATTTTTGATCTGTTGTTTCCAAGCCATTCCGCAGACTCAAGTTTCTTTAAATCAAGTGCTTGACGCGCTGCATTAATCTTTCTGTTGGCGTACTCTGTATTAACGTCAGGGTCTTGTTGCAAACGCTCTTGTTGTGTTTTTAACGAATTAACCATGTTGTCAAAATCTTGTTGACTAATAGGGGCCAAACCTCTTTGAGCGTAGCCTTTGTTAATCCTATCCCTTAAATCGTTGGTGTTTTGTAGCTCGTTGTCGATACGCAAAAGAGCATCTACAGATCGAGTCTGCTTAATACCTTCTGCATTAGGTATCTGAGCCTGTAAATCAGAAACCTGATTCAGGTAAAACATTTTTTCTTTCATTGTGGTAGCAGACTGCGCCTGAGCTTGAAGCTGATTTATTTGTCTTGTTAACGCAGACACGTCACCTTGTTGAGCGGCAGCATTAGCCTGACGCATAGTAGTCATAGACTCATCTAAACGTGACATTTGTTCACGTTCTTGCCTACGTTCAGCAATCTGTCCACCAAGATCAAACAGACCTTGCCCAAAAGAAGGCTGGGTTAAACCTTGAATAAGCCCTTGTCCAAATCTAGCCATTGTTTTTCTCCAGTTTAACCTATAGCCCCAGACAACAACCCTGTACCTGCCTGTCCGATCAAGTTAGCTTGACCAAGGCTTGCACCCAACAGTGCCTCAAGACCTGTCATCTTAGCTTCACCAAACAAACCAGCACCGTACAACTGACCACGCTGTTGCAAACCAGCAGCCGCCAGACCTTGCTGTAGAGCGTTGAGAGACTGTGCCTGTGGTATGTACGCACCTGTCAAAGCACCAAGACCCATACGTTGCTGTGCTTCTTGCAGACCCATACGGCTCGTCAACAAGCCTTGGCCTGCCTGTAAAGCCTGTAGTGATGACAGTTGTTGTGCAGCTTGCATAGCTTGCCGTTGAGTAGCAATGTCAGAACCTAAACCAGCAAACTGTGCACCTAGTGCAGCCTGTTGCTGTTGCTCTGCTTGAGCTTGTTGCATAGCCATCAGAGCCGCTTGGTTCTGTGCAGACTCCTGTGCCTTAGCCAACGCAAGTTGCTCTGGCGTGCCGCCAAACATAGAAGTACGTACACCCCCACGACCTTGAGCAAACAGTCGCTCTTCTAACGCAAGCCGTTGTCGCTCTTCTTCGCCAAGCTGGGTAGCTCTGATACGCTCAAAGACTTCTTGTTCTCTTTCACCAGCAGGCATACCAGCTTGCTGCATAAACTGACCGCCAAGACCAAACGCTTGGGAAGCAGCCTGTTGTTGACCAGAGAGGCCAAACGGTGTAGCACCTAAGCCAGCACGACCAGCAGCTATTGCTTCTGTACCTGCGCCACCTAGTGTAGTAGTGCCTGTAGGATCAGTACCAAAACGCTGTCCTGCTACACCCATCAACTGACCAGCAAGGCCGCTTTCTTGGCTACCTAAACCTATGTCAACGTTGCCAAACTCGTCTACGCCAAGCCTACCACCCATACCAGTAGTTACAGTAAACGGCTTAAAGGCAGACTGCGTAAGAGCAGCTTCAGCTATTGGATCAACAGCAGTGTAAGCCTGTTGCCCTATATCGCCTAGCTCGTCGTAAGCGTTCTTAACCAACAACAACCCAGCGCCACCCATAGCTGTACGACCTGCGTTTGCTGTGGCGTCTGTTATTAACTGCGTTCCAAAATTTACAATAGGATCATACCAATTAGCCATTAGTAAGTACCTCTGTCTTTATTGTAATTCATCATCATCATCATAGCATTTTACCTATTAGTGCTAGTACATTCATTTCCTGTATGGACAGTGCGTAGCCGTTGATGTCTGTCTCAAGACCCACGCTGATTACTGAGCCGTAGCCTGTTGTGTTAATAGAAGAACGGCTAATGATTGTGCCTTCTTCAGAGTACTCAGCTACGTTGAACTCAGACTGTCCGTAGAATCCGGGTGTAGCACTGCTGGTTCTAAACGTGCTAGTGCTGGTTGCTGTTGAAAAGTCGTAAGACCACTTGAGAAATATGTCAGCGTTGTTTCCGCCAATGATCGTGGGTCTGATCTTCTTCAACATCTTAATACGTGACGGATCGCCAAAGCTCAAGCCGGGACTGTAGTAACGGAAACGATAGACACTACCGTTGTCAAAGTAGTTGTCGTAAGTTCCTACACCCGCTGTTGTGCCTATGTATATGTCACCGTTTCTGTCCCTGTGGAAACACTTGAAGTCCACACTAGGCCATCGTGTTACTCTGTACGCACCGTTCTCCAGTGTGCCTCGTACATCAAAGCAGTACACGAGGTTGAGGTCAGGAAAGCACAGAAGATAAAAATAGTTCTCAGGACTGTACACCGTACTAACTGGTTCTGTTTTACCCAGCGTGTTAGCAATCAGTTCCTGCTTGATGTTTCTGCTCAAGTCGGTAATAGGTAAGGATTTCTCTTGAATAGATCGTCCCAAGCTCCTAAGACCTGTCTGTGTCAAGAACAACAAGTCTGTTCCTATGTTCTGTACACTCTTTCTGTCTACACAACCAACGCCCGGAATAGTGTCCTGTATAGCCATTGTTGCAGGACTCTCTGCACCAGCGTAGATCAACGTGTTGTTTTCACCAAACACCACAAGCATCCCGTTGTGTGCAGCAATAGCTACAACCTTGTCAAACCCGTTAGGCCACGCCTTAGATACGTCGATAGAACCGCTAGACCCACCAGAGAAATCATGTCCTATCAGTAAGTCAGACCAGTAGATCGTGTTGTCGTCACTGGCGTTACCTACGCACCATACACGACCGTAAGCACCAATAGCCTCGTGAGAGTACTGTGCAGAAGTTACAGACGCACCAGCAACACTGGACATCTTAGTCACTGCACCTAGTGTATTGCTGTACACCAAAGGCTCGTAGCCACGCTGGAAGAAGTAAGCGTGATCGTTGAAGTTAAATATCTTCCAATCGTTAGCTGTAATCGTGTACGTCGCTGGCGTAGCGTCAACCAGTGTAGTCGTACCTGTCATAATCTTGTTGTTACCAGTACTGAAGATTACTTCGTTACCAGCACTGTCGTAGAACTCGTGGATGTTAGAGAGGTAGTCAGTACCTAACTCTGTCTTGTCTGTCGTGACAACAGCGTTACCTTTGCGTGAAGCCAAACGACCACGCCTGTCGATGATAGCGTTGTCTGCAATCTCCGCAAAAGACGTATCCTGTGCAAGCGGAGAATCTTCTGTGTTGATTCCCTTGAAAGCAGGAGCAACTAGGTTAATACTCTGTAGTGGCTGAGCCATCTAGAATCTCCTACGGTGTAAACCAAACGGTTTCTTCAGGGTGCTTCTGGGCGTCCAAAGCAATAGCGTCAGACAGGTACTTGTCAGCAATAGCAAAGTACTCTGCTGTTGATGTACCGCCTGTTTCACCACGTTCACGAGCTAACAGAGCTACTGCCATGTGAATTACAGGTTGACTAGGGATAGCTAGCGTGTCACTGTCAGCACTCAACGCTACGTTCCTGATGACACTCTTGACCTTCAGTGAGTACACACCGTCAGGCTTAGGGTACACGTCGATCTGTGCGTCACCAGAGCCGTCGATGCCACTAAAGGTGTAGTACTGAGGTTCACCGGAAGTAGGAGTCTGTACCAAGAACTTATCGTCAAACCAAGTCTGCGGTCGGTACTCCATGACAATGTTAGATGTATCGTTGACAATGTTCAGGATCTTACCTTGGTCTTGGTAGCCCGTCAGTGAGTACGTGTAGTCATCAGCAGCCGTAGTAATCGTCAGGGTAGACCTAAGATTAGACCAATCCCAAGCGTTCTCCACGAGTTGTTTTGCGTCGTTGATAAAGTCACCAACCATAGCACTGTACGTGTTAGCACTGACGGTTGTTACCGTGTCTTCTCTGAGCCGCCTCAGTACGTTGTTTACTATATCTAAGTACGTCATCCCATGTTCCCTGTAAACATTCCTCTTGAAAGCTCGTTAATCATTCTAGTAAGCTCTGCGTCGTAATCTTTTTGTGGTAACGGTACATCTACCATCTGCGGAGTTTGGTACGAAAGACCTGTCATAAACGGTGTAAACTTAAGGGGAGATGGGCTTGTCAACATACCAGTTCCGGTACCTTCACCTTCACCTTCGCCATCGCCATCACCATCACCATCACCATCACCATCACCATCTCCGTCACCTCCACCGTTTCCGGTGCCTGTACCAGTTCCAGTACCCGTGCCATCTCCAGTTCCGTCGCCACCACCTGTGCCGTCTCCAGATCCTGAGCCTTCACCAGTGCCACCACCTTCGCCTGCTCCGGTGACATCAGCACCCCCAGTAGCTCCACCTTCACCACCGCCGCCAGTTCCCGCTCCTCCAGCTCCGGCCCCAGCTCCAGCTCCGGCCCCAGCTCCAGCTCCGGCCCCAGCTCCAGCTCCGGCCCCAGCTCCAGCTCCAGCTCCAGCTCCGGCCCCAGCTCCTGAAGCACCGCCTCCAGCCCCTCCAGCAGCACTATCCCCGCCGCCATCTCCTCCAGCGGCAGTAGCATCACCAGCATCTCCTGAACCGGCTCCAGAGCTAGTAACATCTGCAGCGCCGCCACCGCTACTATCATCAGAGCCAGCGCCGCCTAAAATTCCTGTCAAGTCAACTCCGTTTCCTTCTAAACAGCCCCCCTTGACAACCGAAACTGTCGAACCGCCTTTGCCATCTGCAATTATTACCGTCTTGTCGCCATTAGCTTCACACTGAGAACTTAATTCTGTACCCGCTGCCGGATTAGATGCGGATCCACTACCGCCACCCGTAACAGAATCATCGGTTTTCGTGGTATCTAGCCCATCATCATCAGGGTCTGGGTTTTGACTGCCAAACACATAATCACTGGTATATGTTCCGTTTTCCCAGTCAATATCAATAACAACGCCAGTACCTTCTATTTGAACCCTAGACGTACCAGACTTACCCCACTCGCCATCTTGATTAACAAGAATAAATCCACCAAATACACCTTCAGAATCATTTTCCCAAGGATTTGATTTAGTCCAGATAATTGGCGATCCATCTCCGGTAGATGTTGTTTCTATTCCTGTAGAACCAGATGGATCTTCAGAGCTGCCAGTTCCTCCAGCTTCCGCTCCTGCACCGGGAAGACTCGCGGCATCTCCACCAGCACCACTTGCATCTCCGCCTGCATCAGCTCCGCCACCTGCTCCGCCTGCATCAGCTCCGCCACCTGCTCCGCCTGCAGATGAATCTCCACCGCCGCCACCGCCGCCGCCGCCGCCATCTTCTGTCGTTGGCTCTATATCTGGTAAGGTTACCCGTGTGCCGTACCTGTCTACAAAAATATCATATTCAGTTCCGGTTTCTTGATCAATGACAACATTGCGAGTTTCGTCAAGAATATATCCATCCGGTAACACACTCCGGTAAACAGAATAAGTAGTAGTGCCGTCATCATTTTCAATACCGGGAACCTCTTGGCCGTCATCAAAATCAGTGCCAGCAAGATTGACAATAATTCCGCTTTGGGCTTCAGAAAATATCCTGTCAATTTCACTCTCTAGCGCAGTCCCCCCACCTGTTCCGCCAGCCATCAACCCCGGAAGCCCATCCGCAACAGCTTCAACTGCCGCACTTAAAGTCTTACTTGACCGAATAACATCTTTAACGCCTTTTGGTAGCTGAGCAAGAATGTCTGATCCAGTAACATTAAAACCTGATGCAAGCGCCTGCCCCACCGCGCCTGAAACAAGACTCATAACAGCCGCCTTTGTTAAAGCTGTAGCGTAGTCAGCAAAACTAGCGTGATCGTCGACCTTAATTGTTTTCTGGTAACCAGTTCCAGTCCACTTAAACTGATCGCCATCATTGTTATAGATAGTGTCCTGAATGCCCCATTTTTGTAATATGTCAGCGCCTTCATTCATCCACTGCTGATAGCCGCTTTCTCGAGCATTACTGATATCTTGGCTTATTTTTTCTGTAACTTCTTCTTTTTGCCCCGGTCTAAATCCAAGGTCTTCACCTTCAATAACAGCAGATTCTATGTCGCTACGTCGATACTCAGGATTAGCAAGCATCCAATCTGCTGACTGAACCCACTCTTGAGAATCGTTTATATAGCCCATGTAGTTTTCAAATGAGCCAAACTGATCCTGTAGCTGGCCTGAGTCTTTAAACTCTTGCAAAAGCTCGCTTTCGGTCATCTGCACAAGCTGTGATGTTTTATTGGATTCAGCAGTGCCGCCAAACGGACTACTAGCATCACCTTTAGCCCGACTGGTAATAACCGTGTAACTGCCTTGGTCATCAGTATCGACCACAACATCTTCCGCAGTAGTGTCTTCTGCCGTAGTGTCGGCTAGCATATCTGTTTCGTCTAGCTGCTGCTGAGTCTGAAACTGTTGTGCTTCCTGCGTACCAGACAAAACCTGCTGAACAACCTCAATGGGTGCGGGGTTGACGTTTACAAAAAAATCCCGTTCTTCCATTGTGGGATCACGGCCAATAGTCTGGCTAAATGTTTCACGCACAGCCGCTTCAGGCGAGTTGGCTATGCCCTGCTCTATTTGCTCAATGTTTTGGCCCGTAGCAAGCCATGCGTCAATACCAGACTGCAAAGGATCTCGGCCAAGATACTTGTTGTATAAAACGCTAATTTCAGCAGGGGTTGCCATATTATTTGCCCCTCATCTGCATTAGCTTGTCAGCACCACGGATGCCAAAGCTCGCAGTTACCGCTACGTACAACAGGTACTGGTAGTACTCAGGCAGCTTGTCTAGCTCAGCAAACGCCATGCCTACCCTTTGCATAATGCTTAGATCATCCATAGCCACCCCGTAACATACCGCTAGTAAAGGCAATGACAGCACAATAGTGAACCACTCGTCTTTCCACGAGGTAGCACTGGCCGCTGCCATCTCTTGTTCCCATGTGGCTGTGTTTTTGATTACCTCCATCTTGGCTACGTGCTTGGCTTGTGACTGCTCATGGCGGTTGGTTAGCCATGTTTTCGCCAGAGTAGCTAGGGGGTTAATTAGTGCAGTCCACATACGTTACTTAACCATGTACACGAGAAGCGATACACACGCACTAACAGCAACCCAGAAGAACCTCTCAGCGTTTTTGACAGAGCTTGAGTTAGACAGTACAGTCCCCTCTAGCTCACGTATGTCATCCTCCTGATCGTCTAGTCTTTTCTCGTGTCGATCCATGCGCTTGAACACAGATAGAATCTGCTCTTCGACGCGAGCAATCTGTGATACAGCTTCAGTTAGCTTATCGAGCTTCTGCTCAATCCGATCCAGTCTGTGTTCTTCCATAGTGTTCACTGCTTAACCAAATAGTCGTGAGCAATGTACGCTAACACTGCACTCATTATTGCCGTTGTTAGTGCCTCAACCGTTGGCCCGCCAAAGTGCGTAGGATGAATCCACAAGTCACTAACAAATACCCCGCCACCAAATGACAACGCACCACCTAGCCTTTCGTTGGCAAAGTCCTTGACCCTAGGAATAAACACCATCACCGCAAAAATAACTGATGCGGCTGTAGCCGTCTTTGCAGCGTTAATCCAATGAGGTGTATCCACAGCAGTAATGTCGCCTTGCACCATCATTAGCAAACAGCTAATAAATGCGGCTAACCACTTCCCCTCAACGCCTTTTAATTTTTGGACAATGCTCATGTTACAGAGTCGCCGCCAGTTCAAACAAAGCGTCCATCTCTACATCAGTCATTCCTAGTGCAGAAGCCATAGTTGCAACCCAAGGCGACAGACGCTCTACAAAAGATCCGTACTGCCACTCAATAGATACCTTGGTTTTGTCAGGCTCTGGAATCAACGCAATGGCATCCTCAATTAGCTGTAGCTTCCCTGCTTGAGCCAGTGCTAGTCGCGCTTGACGCATAGTTACTGATGTGCGAGGACGGTTCCATTCTTTAATAGCAAGTTCTAATTCTTCTGGTGTACGCTTTGCCATTAGATAATCCTCACTTTAAGGTTGTAGTCACCAAGGCTAGTTATCCGTACCTTGTCCGTTGCAGGGAAATCCCAGTTGTAGTCAGTACCCAACACAGCGCCTTGGTTCAAGATGTTGGCATCGTAGTTGATAGCAGTGCCTGAGTAGGTTGGTACTGTAGTGCCTGAGTCAATGTACAGGATAGCAGCGAAGTCTAAGTCATTGCCCAATGTTATTTGGTTAGCATCGGTAATGGCGTTGAGGGCTGTGCTGTCCATTTGGTTTGTGTAGGA